TTATATAATCTTTTTAAAAACAAATATGTGGATAGGGGAGAGAATAGTGACAAATAAGACAAAGAAAATCATTATTGCTGCATGTGGCGTAGTTGAAGCTGTAGTTGTGGCGATAGTATCTGTAGTGGGTACATCGTCGGTCTATAACTCAAAAATTGAAAACATGATCAAAAATGACGTATCCTCTTCAATCGTCATCAATAATAATGCATCGTATTCTGATGCTATAACTGCTTTAATACAGCAGTATAATGAACTGAAAGAAGCTTATGATGATCTAAGAAACAACTCGAAAGAAGCTTTAAATGCTAATACTATGGAACCGGAAGAACATAAAGATTCGTTAAATTCAGAGCCATTATCAAAGATAGATCTAATAGGAAATATAGAACCATTTGACCCTGATAGCGGATTTAAGAAATATGAAAATGAAACCTTTAGAATGAGTGGTAAAGATTTTTCAAAAGGATTTACAATGAATTGCTGGTCGAATGAAAAGGGTGTAAAATTCAATCTAGAAAAGAAATATTCTAAAATGGTATTTTATATGGGCCATGTTGATGATTCATACGTGGAAGGAAAATTTATTTTAAATATTGAACTTGACGGCGTAAAAAAAGAGACAATTACTATGACTGCGGATGATTTTGTTACGCAAAAGGAGCTGGCTTTAAACCAAGCTAATTATATAAAATTTTGTTGGTCTGGCACAGTAGGCCATCAATCAGGGATTTACGGATTGGGCAATATCGAATTAATACCTTAGTTCTTAAATATGACAAGTGGACTATTCTCCTCAACCGGGCAGTCCGCTGGTATTGGTTTAGTTGCCGGAATACTGGCCTCCGGCGGAGCCTCGCGTTGCTCTTCCCCGCGCAAGTCAGCCTTTCGGCAATCAAGGTTTTTGGTGGGGCTCCGGGATTCGAACCCGGTCTCGACCTGTTGCCCCACGATAGTCCCCGGTATTACCGCCCCGGGGAAAGGCGGCGAAGGAGAAAGAGGTGAAAGGGAATTCGTTTTACACGTTCTCCATTATTCATTATAAACGAACAAAACGAACATTGTGAACAAAACGAACGCTTACGAAAATTTATTTTAATTTTTTTGTTTCACGGGTATAGGCCATGCGTAAAGCGTCTTTTGAATCATGATGGCCCATTGCGGCAGCAACCTCATCCCAATCCATACCATTCAAAACGTGATAAAACATGATGGTTTGGATTCTACTATTCTTAATCGCATCTACATAGTTGCAAACTTCTTCTTTCTTGGCTTCAAGCGCTATTATCTCCGATTTCCACTTTCTAATCATCCTATCCGTATCGGGACGAACGCCATAGATTGATACAGAATGAGAAGTGTATGGATAGTCTATATATGAGCCTTTTACAGAATCATGAACTATTTCGCATTGTCGTTTCTGTATCATCAATTTTAGAGCTGATATTTTTTTATCAATATTTTTGTATCCATCAAGGTCTTTTTTTAAAACCAATTAATATTCACCCCCTTTTTATTTTTTCCCCGCTCGCCTCCTGATGTGGTTTTCTAATTGCTTCTATTCTCTCTTTTAGCCGATCTATCTTCCGCTCAATTTCATGTTCCGTGCACCCATACCCATAAAGCAATTCCATTTGCCAAAGCATGATTTGCACATCGGCGATCTCCTCTTGAATATTTTCCAGAACCTTCATGCCCTTTGCAGCAAGCCGCTCCTCCAGTGGTAAGCGCCGGAATTTGAGTAGGGCCTTGATTAGTTCACTGCACTCCTCAATGCACATATCCGTCTGTGCCTCTCGGCCATATGTATCAATAGCGTCGCAGATCACATCGCAATATTCTTTGGATGTTGTCATTTGTTACACTCCTTTATTTTTTGGTGGGATTCTGCGGGCGGAATTGTGATGCCATAGTATGCCCAGCCCTCGCGCGCCCGCTCATAAACGCCTGCTCGCTGCAAACAGCGATATTTGCATGATGGGCAGTAGCCGGGAGAGATCGGGCAATGTTTGACACCTGCAACCGACTTGACTACGATGAAGCGCAATCTGCACAGAATATTTGAGTGAATATGACTGGTGCAAATTATTTGGAGGGCGAGCTTGCCGGGGTCAAGCTTGATCATGGTTGTTCACCCTTCGGAATTTTAGGTTTTATGTAGGTTTCAAAAGTTTTTACAATCCGCTTTGCTGTTGATGGGTAAGTCTTTTGGACGCAACACAAGGCTTCTCCGGGATCAACTTCAATTCCGCACTCATCTGCAAAACCCACAATATGGTTTGCGATTTCTGCATCGTTCGAAATAGCAGCGAGTTCGCATTCAAGCAGCGTTTCCCAGTCATCTTCAAAGTCGGCAAAATATCCAAAATTTTGATAAATTAAATCAATTGCGCTTTTTAATGTCGCGTTTCGGTCGATTGCAGTTTCACATGAAATTTTGCTAAGTAAATAATCCGGCTTGATTCTCCGGCACAATCCAAAAAATGATTCTTTCCCCGGAGTTGGAACCCACTGGTAAGAATAATTTCCACAGTCAGACGTGATCTGTAAGCGGTAATTGATTGTGTCAAATTCAAAATCTGCCCATAGGCAGGTGCCATAATCAGAATCTCCCTTTTCCTGCCGGTAGGAAATTCGCGTAATGCATGGATGATAAATGTTTACTTCTGGCATCTCTATCCCTCCCTTTGATTCATTCTGAATAGCCTTTTGTCGCAGTTTGCGCAATAAGCGTAGGCGCCTTTGGTGTGGTATAGCATATCGTACAAACTGGAATTGTCCGCTTCGCTGCCATCAAATCGGTAAAAGTATCTAGTCATCCCACGGACATAATCCTTGGTGTAGAATCCAGCATCTGACCCGCAATAAGGGCAGAAAGATATGTTCTCGGCATCTTTGACGGTCACTTTTTCACCTGCTTTCGGGGCAACTTTTTAAGATATTCAAAGCTGGCGTTCATCGTATCGCCTGTACGGCGCAGATAGTTG